GAACTTGTTTAAGACGCGCCAAACTTTGCGCACAACTGGATGGTTGCATTCACGCTCAAACCTACTAGTCATCGCTTGATTCTCACGCATCCATTCTGCGTTCTGTATGTTCACCTCAGTGGCAGTTTTGTTTCCAGAACCTTCGGGAACAATTGGGTTAATGTTGAGCGACAGATTAACCGCATTGACAAGCTCGCTTCGAACGAGCTGCGAATAGTTGGGATTGCCCTGAATGACCAACTGCTGAATCGGATTTTGAGATACGCCATTTGGTTGGACAGGGATCAATGCGCCCGGCTCGATGCGAGTTGTGTAAGGATTGAGCTCCGATCCTGATGCAACCATGAAGATGGGATTGCTGTTATAAGATGCGGCACGCAGATCGAATTCTGCCATGCGGTTGAGATCTTTGATGAAGGGCAGCAAATCAATGATAGGTCCACGCCCAAAGATTTCGCCTGCGTAGACGTTCCATCTGAACACGATCCAAGGCGAATAGTCTCGATACTCTTCGAGAATGAAACTGTTGCTGGCCTCATCAAGGACGAAATAGCAGTATTTGTTTTTGCCCTTGACCTCTGGCATGTAAACAGTGCCTTCGATTAGTTCGACTTCGGATGAGCCATCACTTTCACATTGGCGCTTGATGGCTTCGTTTAATGTGGCTTTTGGCCAAGTCTCTTGAACCAGACGGGCTGGTGTTTTGAACTTGCGGAAAACATTTTCAATCTGGTCTGTGTGACCTGGTTCGAGAGAGACCTGATGCAACGGTATAGACTTAAACCGCAAAGGATCATCATACGTACCTTCGTTAAGCAACATAACGCCGGTTGATATTCCCATCTCCTTGATGGCTTGGAACATACAATTTTGGAAATTGCTCTTATTAAGCTGCTCAAAAAATATGTCTTCCCACTTGTCGCACTGTATTGTCGCTTCGCGAATGTCAACATTAGTCTTACCGTCCATGATCATGTGGCCAGGTTTAAAGTGGCACCAATGGCGACCGCTGGGCATTAACAAGTTTTGAAGATTGGCTGCAAACTTATTAAGACCCACTATCGCGGTCGAATCGTACACGTGTGATGTTCGTGGTGAACCAGGTGTCCAATGATGAATCGCAAACTCAGCGCGATTAGGCATCGTCAATTGATACGCCTGTTGGTTCATGTTTAGCCAAAGATCTGAATTCGCTTTTGCCTGCGTATATCTCGCGTATATTTTGCTCGGATCTAGTGCCATGTTAGCCACCTAAAGTCGTGTCTGTACCACCACTTGATCCTGTCCATCCGCCGCGAAATCGACGCATCGCAGTGATTTGGTTTTCCATAAGCAGCTTGTTTTTAGCTTTTTCCTGAGCTTCTTCCTGCTTCATTTGAGCTTCCATAGCTTCTTCTTCTTTTTCGGCAGGACTTGAATAACTTCCAGCTGCCGTGTCTGTGCCTGATCCCATGTCAAAACTCCTTCGGGTTAATGATAACTAAACAATCGTTTCTTTTTGCGAGCGCTTTGTACAACCTCCAGGGCGTGTAGACGCCCCAAAGTCGTACACCTAAACACTGCTTAGTTAACTCTATGCAGTTATAGGGGTTAAGTCTTGGCAAGAACTGTATGCGATTGTGTATTGGTGCTATGTTGCATCGCACGACAGTTGCTCCCATTCTTTCTAAAATCTTCAACCATTTTCTGACCGAAGTTTCCTTTTGGAATACAACTCCAAAAGAAGTTCTATTAACAATGTGTTCGACTTGCACTATCGCCGACTGTTTCTTGTCGGGCGTTTCGCTCAATGCAAACACCGCTACATGCTGGAACTCGCGCATCATTTGACTGCGCTTTAACTCGCTAGTCCTAAAGACGACAAACAATTCTCGCGGTCGCTTATCGACGAACGGTAAAGCGAGTCCTGTGTACTCGTCCCAAACTTGTATAGCGGCACGATAAAGATGGTATGGGTTCCAGCGTCCACGCCATAAGTGCCGTGTAAACATTCGATCTCCTTGTTTTCACTTTCTACATCAGAAGCAATCAAAACACTTTGCGACTGATTTGCTCGAGCACATTTCTTTGATAGCTGATCGAGCGTACGTTTTAATGTCAATACGTTGGTCATTCGGCGTCCTGCATTTGCAATGGCGCTCTTACGAACACAGCCATGAAGCTGCCTTGACGTCCAGCATAGAAACTAATCAGGTCAACACCAACGGGCACATAATACCAAACGATGTGTTCGCGATCAGGCACAAGAAATCTGTTGCCTTGAATCGGAGACAATGTGGCTGGCAAAGCTGGTGGAGCAGATGGTGGCGCTGTAAGAGATACCGAGTAGCTGCACCATAAGTCACCGCATGTGGTAACCAAACCCATGGCTTGAGTTTTTGGCGGCCGAGTAATGGCGAAGGCATCAGAATTCCCGGCGAAGCAACAGAAGCGTTCGGGCGAATCAATGTTATAGCAGCCATCCACGATATTACCTTGGTAATCTTTGAGGCTGTGTAAAAAAAGGTCTGAGCTCATTTGTTAATCTCCGTAAGTGGTATGCGTGGCGGAACTCGTCTGCTCATTTGCCGCCATGGCTGTTGTTAATTGTTTTCACGCCAAGCTCGATATCTTTAACGGCTGGATGCTGATGAACGATACTGCGGTCACTACCGAATGGTTGAACACGCTTATGCGTTGCGAAGTTCGGCCGAGCATGAGTATCGCCTGAATGTTTGTCGGTAGTTTTATGCATGTTTATTGTCCTTTACGAATTCTGGCGACCAAAGATGGCAGCTTGTGTTTCTGGGTGAGAATGCGTGCAATGTTTTTGCGCAACTTATTCTCGCCTGCTTTGCCAAGATGATGAGCAAGCGAAAGGGCAGCGCGAACACGTTTAGGTGAAATCGTGCCTTTGCTATAACCCAAGGGGTAGGTGCCGTGTGGACCAGCAGTAACGAAGCCCTCGTATTCGCCGGCATTCGACATACCAGGTTTGGACTTTATTTTTTCCATGTCTTTGTCTTTAGGTTTTTTGGTGTCTTTACGCGTGTGCGAACGACCATAAGCTTTCATTAATTGTCTCCTAGAGTTTTGAGTTTTTCTTTTAGATCGTCCAACTGCTGGACAAGATCTGGTATCGATTCGATCTCGGCTGCCTGCTTCATGGCCGAAATAATGTTAAGGCCGGCTGCTACGCTTACTTCGCTGCTAGTGATAGCCGACATGACTAGCGAAAGCTGCTCTGCGCACGTTTTAGCCTCAGCAAAACCTGGAATCGATACCGAATCGGCGTCGAGGCCATTAAAACGTTTGCGCAAAATTGATTCGAGCTGCAAAAATTGAGGCATGCTTAGGTTGCCTGCATCAAGATTTTTGTGTTGCATTTTTTCCCAATGACCAAGCGCTAAACTTCGCGCTCTTTTATAGCTGACCGAAAATGATTCATTTTCGCGAAGCCAGCGATACAAAGTTGAGCGAGCTATTCCAAACTCACAGGCGATCATCGTAGTTGAATATCCTTGAGCGGCGTAGAAGATAACTAGCGCATCATGCTTGGACGCGTCATATTTGGTTGGTCTTCCGAGAACAATTTCTTGACAGCAGGCTTCGAAACGTCTTTTTTGGTCAGGGTCCGTGAGGCGATCTGCCAGTTCTGTAACCAATTGAGCCTGCATTCATCATCCACCATGTTAGCGTAAGCTTCAAAGCAGCGGATGAATTCTTCGACAGAGCGAATAACCACCACTGCGTATCCAGAAAGTAGCAATTTTTGCATAAAATCTTTCTGAACTGCCGATGGGCTTCCTTTTTTGCTCTTAAGTTCTACCCAGAGTCCAGCAAAGTGCTGGTTGGGCATGGCAAGAAACAAATCAGGGCACCCAGGTTTCACGCCCATTCTTTTTAGGCGGGCTCCTGTCTGCTTAGACCGATACTCGCCGTTGGGTATGTGAAACCACGCAGCCGGTGGATTCAAAATATGCAAATACTGAACAATTGAGCACTGTATTTGATATTCTGAGGCTTGCATTTGACAATCTTAACTTAAGATTAAAAAATAAACAAGTCGTGTCAACAAAAAACATCAAATATTTTTGATAGTATCTTTGACAGACTGTGGAGTGTTGGATTCTGGATGCCAGACCCCTCGTTCTTTGAACAGCTCGATTGCACTCTGAATCGATTGCTCTTCGCTGAGCAAGTTAGAACTTGAAGAGGAAGCACGTTTTTTTCTTTCCTCGCGGTACTCGTGAGATTGATGGCAAAGATTCCTAATGTCCACAGGGGTAGGTGGCCAGCTATTATCGAATTTATCATTTTCCATCGGATTTTCCCACCTTAAGAATGCTTCTCTTATGACCGCTCGAGAGAACCGCATGCAAAGCAGAGTCCAAGCCTTGCGCATGAAAATATAGGCGTCGCTATCTTGCCATTGGCTCGTGAACCTTTGAAAATAATCAAAACTGAGCTTATCGAAGATGTCGTCGACGTCGATACTGACTTCCTCTTCGGAGCGGAAGAGAACCGGAGGAGGAAAAAGGCGGTTCGAGTTTTCAACTCCCAACGAGGGGGTCATAGCCTGCCTGTTGCTTTTTTGCTTTAAATTGTTCGTGGATGGACAAGGAGATGACGTTTTTTGACTTTGATCTCGGTTTTCCGTGTCCTGCGTAAGATTTAAGTTTGGAAGTGAGC